CGGGGCCTTCGTCCGTGTAGATGCCGTTGAGGATCGGGATCTGCATATCAGCCCACCCGATACCACGTGGCCGAAACGCTATCGAAGCGCAGCCGGAAGAAGCCGTTGGCGGCCATCGCGGCAGGAGCGCCCGCAGTCGCCGCGCCGTTGCCGTTCACCGTCAGTGCGGTCACGGCCTGCGTGCAGGTGACCAGCACCTCCTGCCCGTGCGCACGGTCGTCGATGCCGGGCAGGATGATCGTGCCGGCCGGCGCAGGGCCAGACAGCGCGACCTGCGCCCAGACGCCGCTGCCGGGCGCCGCTGGGAGCACGGCAAAGACGAAGCCGCTGCCATCCGTGGTTGCAGTGTACGCAGTCTCGTCGGGCTCGCCCTCCAGGGTCTTCAGTACGCACTTGGCAACCTGATCCAAGGTCGCCTTGCGCGTGCCCTGGCCGGGAATGAATACTGCAACCTCGTGGCTCGGCTGCACGGTGCTGGTCTGCGAAAGATCGTCGATAGTGGCCATGGGCGTCCTTAAACAGTGATCGGGTCGTTGTTTTCCGCGTCCAGTGTCTCGGCGGGGCTGGGGAAGAAGGGCCGGCCGCCGCGCCATGGCTTGTTGCCGGCGCCGCGCGGCAGGGTGTTGGGCATCGATGCCTGACGGGCGACAGCGCGCGCGGCGGCGCCCAGCAGGCGGTCATAGCCGCGCTTGGCTGCCAGCAGGGTGCGCGCCGCCAGGGTCTTGCCACGGCCAGCGGCCAGCGATACGGCCAGGTTCATGTAGACCGCCTGATTCGCGGTGTCCGGGATGCCCGCCAGGTCGTCGATGTTTGACTCGTCCGGCGACGTCGGCAGCAGGTAGCCGATGCTGATCCCGGCGCCAGCCCACTCGGCCATCATGGCGTCCAGCGTCTGCAGTGCATCCTCGCGCACCTCGGGCGACAGGTCGTAGACGTAGCCGGCCAGAGCCAGCTCGCTGAAGGCCTTGCTGATGAGCTGGTCCTTGGTCCACATGATCAGCCCTTCGCCAGCGCGGCTTCGACCAGCCCGGCCAGCTTCTCGGTGCTGATGTTGCCCGCGAAGGTCAGGCCCAGCTCGGTTGCCTTCTGCTTCAGCTCGTCGCGGGTCGGTGGGGCGTTGTCGTCTTGCTTCGACTCCTCGGTGGCTACTGCCCGCTCGGCTGCGGCGCGCTCTTCAGCGGCCAGCCGCTCGCGCTCTTCCTGCTCGGCTTGCTCGCGGAGGATCGCAGCCTCGCGCTCAGCCTGGGCGAGCGCTTCTGCTTTGGCTGCGTGGGCGCGCTCTTCTTCTGCGCGGGCAGCAGCCTCGCGCGCCAGGCGCTCACGCTCCGGCGCATCGGCCGCCTCGCCCGTGGTCAGGTGCCAGCCATCGGCCAGCGCTGCATCCAGTTCATCGGTGTCGTGCACGATGTGCGTGCTGAACTTGCCGCCGTGGATCTCTTCGGTGCCGCCAGTGCGGTACACCATGCGGGGGAAATCGTTGTTCATGCGTCTACTCCTTCAGTTGGAAAAGTGGATGATCTTGGTGCGGAAGTCGCGCGGCAGCACGTCGAAGCGCACGGAAACGTTGATGACGGGGGCTTGCTGTTGCACGGTCGGGGCGTACCCGGTCAGCACCAGGGTCGAGGGCATCGCGGCGCCGGCCGGAATGGTCTGGTTCGCACCGCGCGTGACGGTCGGCGCATAGCCGGTGATGGCCAAGTTTGCTGGGGTCGGGCTCGCGCTCTTCAGCGCGGTCTGGGTTACAGACGGCGCATAGCCGGTCAGGGCCAGCGTGCGAGCAGCTGGCGACACGCTCGTCGTCAGACCTTGGGTCACGCTCGGGGCATATCCGGTCACGGCGAGCGCGCCAGCGCTCGGTGCCGCGTTCGTGGTGATGCCACGCACGACGGTGGGGGCGTAGCCGGTCAGGGCCAGCGCGGCGACGCCGAGACCTACGGGCGTGTTGGTTGCGCCGCCAGAAGCCGCCGCGACAATCTCATCGTCCTCGTACGGGTCTGCGAACAGTTGCCACGGATTGATCGAGAACGCGCGCACTTCATCGGTCGATAGGTCCACGATGGCTCGACCGGCCAACAGCATGTCGCTTGACGCAGTCCAGTAGCTGGTGTCCTCAATGAATCCGCCAACGATAAACTTCGATGCACCGTAGTTGGTCGGGGACTCTGTAACGCTCTTAACCATGATGCCGTTGCGCCAAAACTCCATCCGGTCCTGACGACGCACGACAACCAGGCACACTAGCTTTCCGGCGACGAGCGCTTCGCCCGCCGTATTGAGCGTACCCCAGTTATAGACCGCACCCCAATCCGTGCCGGCATAGGTGCCAACCACGATTTCCTTCGTACCGAGCGAGCCGGCGATACCCGTGCTGTTGTTGCTCGATCCAGTCAGGAATCCGACATCGCCGTTGCCCTTCGAATACAGGTCGCTTGACGGATAGCCGACCCAGAACTCGACAAACGTTTGCGTGCCGATCGCCGGCAACAGTTCGGTGCTCCGGTAGAAGTTCTTGCGGAACGAGTCGGCAATACCGGCCGGCGTCGAAAGCTTCGCCACGCCGGAGCCTGCCGTTGTCAGCGGCTTTCCACTTGCCAGGTTGAGGGGAGCACTCCCCAGCACGACGGCCTGCGCGGCGCTCGCCAGCCTGGACGACGGATTTAGCCGGACCGGTCCCTGCGGCTGGTAGCGCATGCCAGCCATTACAGCGCCGTCACCGCTTGCAGGCCAGCTTCAGCCGTCACGCCGTTGGTCGTGTTGCCGTAGGCAATGGTACGCGCGTACATGACGCCGCGATCCAGCTGGATCGAGCCGCTGTTCACGCTCGACGCGGTGGTGTCGCCGGCCACGGTGTAGTAGTCGTACCAGTTCGCGCCGTCGTGCGACACCTGGAAGGTAAGCGACAGGGCCGTGCCCGGCGCGCTGGAGCCGTTGGTGATCTTCCAGGTCAGCTCACCGCCGTAGTAAGCGCGGCAGTCGATCGCGCCGCCGGTGCCTGCGGCTTGCGGCGCGGTCTTCGTGCCGCCAGCCGGCACCAGCACGGATGCCAAGACGGCAACAAAGGATTTTGCGAGTCCCATTATTTTTCCGATCCATCAGGGTTGAACATCGCCACCTCGACCTGCATGCGGTCGACCAGCTGCGGCTGCAGGGCCAGTGCCTTCAGGGCTGCGGCCTGATCCATCGTGAGCACGTCCGGCGCCAAGCTGTCGATCATTGCCTGGGTCACCGGGTCGCCCACGTTCAGGCCGCTGTCCTGGCCCAGGAAGCGCACGGCGTACTTCACGGCCGAGTTCATCGGGACGGCAGCATCGAGCGTCGCCAGGATCCCGGGACCATGGGTGCCGCATTCGGCCAGGATCGTGCGCGCGGTGATGTAGCGCGGCTGCGGGGTGAGCTCCGGCTGCGCGTTCAGGCCGGCGGCCAGCGCGTCGAGGTCGCGCGCCTTGCGGGCTGCGGCCAGGTCGCCGCGTGCCAGGATTCGTTCGCGGATCGTGCTCATGATCAGGCAGCCGTCAGCAGGCCGGCCGCGTTCGGGGTCACGGTCAGGGTGTTCGGGGCTGCGGTGGCCGGGATATCAGCCGGCGTCGAGTCGCCCAGGAAGTGGCCCACGATCGGGTTCGCCTTGCCGTTCAGGGTGCCGGCGTAGTAGATGACGCCGCGGCGCCAGGCCGGGATGCCCGAGCCGCTGGCGGTCCACTGTGCGGCGCTGCAGGTGAACTTCACGGTGCCGCCGGTCTGGGTCAGGGTCACGCCGGTGAGCGCGATGCCGCCGGTCGTGTAGCCGCCGCCGTTGGCGATCTCGTTGGCCGAGACGTCGCCCCAGACCTCGTTGCCGGCGTCGCTGTTGTCCGGCGCCCAGGCCGAGCCGACCAGGGCCAGCTTGAAGTTGGCCGCGTTCGCGCCCAGCAGGTTGGTGCCGTTGAATAGGTTGAGTTTTGCCTTGTTGGGAATGATGATCGCGCCTGCGGGCATGATGACTCCTTGAAGCTAGAAAAAAGGCCCGCACGTGGCGGGCCGCAAAGCCCGGATGAACCGGGTGGAGACGCTGGAGAATTAGGTCTGGTCGAACAGTTCGATGCCGCTCATTTCCGGCTGCAGGTTGACCAGCCCGTAGAACACGTCCCAGCGGTAGAAGGTGTCCAGGGTGCCGATCTGGCCCTGGCGCGCCATCGTGACCGTGATGCCGTTGTCGGTGGTGGCCGACATGATCGACAGGCCCGAGTCTTCCTTCGGCTGGTATTTGCCCGGCAGGATCTCGAAGGCGTCGCCATGCCAGAACGGCGCGACCACGCTGGAAACCGTGTTCAGGAAGGTGATAGCAGCGCCGTTGGCCGGGGTCGCGGTGCAGTTCTTGTACTGCAGCTCCGGGTCGGTTCCGCCTTGGCCCGAGATGATCGGCGGGGTGATCACGTAGGTGCCGGTGCCGCCAGCCGGGCCAGTGGCTTGCGAGACGATGCGGAAGGTCTTCGACGAGCCGGTGTCTTGCTTGGTGATGTGATGAGCTTCGTTCACGCCTGCAGCGATGAACGCATCGCCTGCCTTGATCGCGCCGCTGGTGACGGTGAGCGAAACAGTCTGGAAGCGGTTATCGACGTTCGATTGTTCGCCGGTGGCAGCGGTGCTGGTGGCCTTCGGTACGTAGAACTGGTTCGCGCCGTTGAAGGTCACACCAGTGCCAGTCGCTGCGGTCAGGCGATAGCCGTAGTCCAGCTTGTAGGTGTCGAAGTTGGCGACCTGGCCGACGTACGCCTTTTCGTAGGCAGTCTGCACCTTGCCGGCCACGGTTTGGCGCTGCGCCAGGTTGCCAGCCATCTTGTTGTAGTGGTTCGAGGGCAGGCAGATGCGACGGCTGTCCATGTTGATGCCCACGCGGTTGAACGCGTCATCGCACTGGGCGATGTCGTCGTAGCCGGTCGCGGCGACAGTCCGCTTCACCACGACAGAGCCGGTCAGGGCGGCCATGTTCGAGCAGTCGAGGTTGATATCCGAGGCGAGGCGCTGCATGGCGGACCGTCCCAGGTTCTGCTCCTGCAGGGCGTCGCGCAGCTCGGTGGCCGAGAGAGTCAGTGGCACGGAGTGGGTGTAGCCGAGGGTGGCCGGCACGCTCAGCTGGGTATAGTTGCGGCCGAAGTTGGCGGTCTGGTCACGTCCGGTGAACGACTGCGCGATGTAAGGCTGCGGACGCCAGAAGACGTTGCCGCTGCGCTCGGCCTCGGTGCCGTCGAATTCCTTTTTCTTGAACAGGCGCGAGACGACGAGGGCATCCTGGAAGCCCTCCAGAACGCTGTCGAATGCGACCTTTTCTTCCTTGCTGAACGAGTTCGCACCCAGGATCAGGCCGTTCTTGTGCAGGTTGGCGAACATGGCGTCGCGCAGCTTCAGGCCGGCGAGGTAACCAGCGGCCATGAGGCCGGCGGCAATGCGGGTGAGGGTAAGCTTTTTCATGAGCAGTGCTCCAGAAATGGTTGAGGGAATTGCGGCTGCGCCGCTTGCTGCATCACTCATCCGTTTCAGGCCGGACGGGGGCCGTTCACTGCGGGTCCTGCACTGCCCTTGGGTGGGCGAATCCTTGGTGGGGTCGTCTGACGCGGACCCCTTGCGGCAACTTACGCTGCTTTGTTGCGCTGCTCTCGCTTGTAGGCGATGACCTTCGAGCGGTCGCCAGTACGATCTGCCTCGGCTTCCAGGCGCGCCAGCTGGTTATCGACCGCGGTCGCGCCACCCGCGCTGCTGCGCACTGCACGCTCTGCCGGCGGCGGCTGCGTTGCACGCGGCTGCACCTTCAGCTGGGTTTCCAGCTTGGCCAGCGCGAAGGCGAACTTCACCGGGTTCTTGATGGCCGCCAGTTCCTTGACCTTGGCCGGGTTGCGACCCAGGGCGTAGACAAGCAGCTCGGGCTTGTCGGCGCCATCCAGCATGACGTTCACCTGGAGAGGGCTCATCGCCTGGCGCACCACGTCCTCGGCGCCTTCGAAGTCGCTCACGTTCAGCTTGGCCTTGGCCGTGTTGTAGGCGGCGATGCGCTTGTTCCATTCGGCCTGGGCGGCCTCCTGCTCCTGGCGGATGGCATCAGCCTTGGCATCGGCGACTTTCTTCTTTTCGTTCCAGGCCAACAGCGCCTCACCGAACTTTTCGGCATCGAAATCGAAGTCTTCCGGGGTTGGCTTCGGGCCGACATCTTCAGCCTTCGGCGCGGTCTGCTGCTGGGTGGCCTGCTGAGCCTGCTTCAGCTCGCGGTTCTCGCGGGCCAGTTCGCGCGCCTGCTTGCGCAGGTCCTTGACCCAGGCCGGTGCGGGCTTGCCTTCGATCTCGTCGTCGGTCGTGGCTGCCGGCGGCTCATCACCGAAGGTGACGACGACTTCGCCATCCTCCTCGGCCTGCTGCTCCTGCTGGTCGGCCTGCTGCTCGCCCTGGGACGTCTCGTCCGTGGACTGCTGCTGCTCGGCTCCCGCTTCGCCACCTTCACCGCCAGCCGGGGCCGCTGCGGCGCCGGTCGAGCCGGTGGTGCCGTCGTTGAATTGCTCGCGGAACGAGCGTTGCTTCCACATCCAGCTTTTGTACATGGGATTCCCCGATTTGCTCACCGATAGGCCCGGTGGATGCCAATGGGCAAAATGATAGACAGAAACTATTCCTGACGCAACAGTGATTGACGGTATTTATTTCTGCACTGTGCGGATTTGGTGGTAATTGTTCCTATTTTTCCTGCTGATCAAGCTCCAGCGTGTCGATGCCCATACCGCAGCCAGTGTCGAACACGCACGCCACCTCAACGGCGCGGTGCGCATCGCAGCCGAGATGCATTGCGGCCATGGCATAGTCGCGGCCGGCACCGAAGGCAATGAACGGATCTTCGACCGGCTCGCCGGTCCCGACGCCTGCGCCGTTGTAGACCAAGACACCACCGCGCGAGAAATGGATGATGTGGCCGCAATCGTCGCTTGTCGGCTTTGGCCAGTTCGCCAGATCACGGTCGCCCATGAACCACTCGCGCAGGGCGCTCCCATGCCCGCCGTCGCCCGTCAGCGCAATCAGGCCGTCACGCACGCGAAAGATTTTCGTCGTCGTGCGACGCATGCCGTTCGATGTGCTCTGCTTGTCGGCAGCAAGGGTTTTGCCATCCCATGCGATGACGGTCATTGCTCGGCCTCCGGTTGCGCGGGAACCCCCGGCGCGGCGGCCTGCTGCTGGGCCTGCCGTTCCGCCTGCTCGCGCGCCAGGGCCTGGCCTTCGAGGTGTTGGGCAACCGCCAGCGCGTGCTCAGCCGCACCCTGGCCGATGCCGGCAAGTGCAACGATCGCATCGGTGCGCGTCTTCTCGGTCTGCGCCGCGGTGAGCTCGGTCCTGGCTTGCGATTGCTGGGCGTCGGCCATGGCCTTGACGGCGGACGCCTGCAGGAACTGAGCGTTCGGATCCGGCTGCTGGTTCGCGGCTGCGGCCTGCAATTCCTTCTTCTCTTCCTCGGTCGGGGCGATGACGCCCATCTTGACCAGCTTGTTGCGGTAGTAGGCGCGGACGTCGCCCATGCCTTCGCCTTCCATGTTCATCATGATCATGGCGATGAGCACGGACTGCGCTTCCGGGTCGGTGGTCATCTGCAGCACGTTGATCAGCGCGCGCACAGTCGCGGCGCGTCGGCTGCTCGAGCTCGGGCCGACGTCCGGCACCACGTCGAACGCGGCCTTGCGCATGTCGTTGGCCAGGTAGGTCTTGCCGCTCCCCTTGTCGACCATCGGCTTTTGCAGCTCGATCGTGCCGGTCTGGTCGGCCTGGTCGATGGTCTTCATCTTCCGGCCGCGCTCGACCAGCAGATCCTTGGCCATGGACTGCCACACTTCGCCCATGCGCTTGACGGTCTTCTTGAAGTTGTCGATGTAGATGAACACCTGCATGTCCAGGCGCTGCTGGATCAGCTCGACAGCCTTGCCCGACTGATTCGGCTGCATCTGTTCGCCGGCCTGCTGGTTGCCCAGCATGTCTTCCAGGGCGGTCGCGGCCAGCTGGGCCAGCGCGGCCATTGCCGGTGGCAGGTTCGGGGCTTTCGTGTACGCGACTGGCGCAATGATCTGCTGCTGGGTGAGCGGGTCGGTAATCGGGTTGATGAGCAGGTAGGGATACTTCTCGATCGCGTCCTGCGCCCACATCGTGGCGTGCTCGCCGATCTGTTCGGGCGTGAGGATGGGCTTCTCGATGTCGAAGCGCATGGCCATCTCGGCCAGCCACGACTTGATCATGTTGTCCAACTGCTGGGCGTCGCGCGCCAGGCGCACGTGACCCTGCATGCGCTCGATGCCGTCGACGTACCAGCGCTTGCCGTAGAACGGGATGACCGGGATGCAGGTGCCCGCGATGTAGCCTTCGTCCGACAGGATGCGCGCGCCATTCATCAGCCACTTGTGCACGCGGCGGACCTTGCGGCGCTTCTTGCGCACCTCGGTAAAGCCGGTGGCTTGCAGCTCGGCCAGCTTGTTCGGGTCGTCCAGCAACTCCTGCTCGGTGACCTCCATGACGGCCGGCTCGTCGTCGCCCAGGGCTAGCCCGCGGAAGAAGTGCACCAACTCGGTTTTTTCCTCGATCTCGTAGACCTCGGCCACCCACACAACGTCAGGCGTGCACCAGTCGAACTCGGACTGCGTGATGCTCTTCGGCCAGCTGGCCGGGCTGTCACCGTATTCGTCCTCATAGTCGGCCGGCGACATGGCATTCAGCACGTAGCAGCGCTTCGCGTCCGCTTTGTCGTAGCGCTTGCCGTCCAGGCTGAAGAACACGCACGAATCGGCCTCGTAGATCGGCTCGATGCCGATGCGCTGGCGGTCGTTCTCGTCGTCGTCCTCATCCTCGTAGCGTGCGCGCAGGCGGATCGCGCCCATGCCGCCGCTCGTGCCCTCCTCGAAGCAGTTGTCGTAGGCCTCCTGCGCACCGCTGTCCTGCTCGTCGGCGCGGAACAGGCCGTCGCAGGTGTCGGCCAGCTCGTCGGCCTGGCTGCCGTCGCGCGGCACGAAGTCGACCGTGATGCGGTTGTTCCTGTATTCGTTGATTACACGCAACACCGCGAGGTGTGTTTTGTTAAATTCAAAACGCGGTTTGTTTGCAAAGGCATCGCCAACCGGGCCCTCCCATTGCGCACCCGCGATCGAGTAGAAGCGGCGATCGCTCAGGCACTGGATTCGCGTGTCGCGCGTCGCGGTCTGGATCTTGTCGAAGTCGGAGAGGAAGAAGGCGTGCTTCGCGGCTTCGCGCTCGGCTTTGCTGGGTCGGCTCATAGCTGATGCCTTTCGGAATTGAAATTTCCGATAGTCTACAGCTATGGATTGTCAAGGGGAAATGGTTTGTAGCCCGGAACGGGAAACCCACCACAAGATTGCAGGGGCGGCCTGGCGCATCCTCGCTTATGCCGATTGAAGCAGCCTATTCGGGCAGCATCGGTACAACAGGAGCCTAAAACCTATGCAACTCTGCCAATTCCATGCCGCTGACGTAGCGCAGGCCCTTTACTGGGTGGTCAAGACCGTGCTTACCGTCTATGGGGCTACTTCCTGCGGAACGGCGACGCCATCGGGATCGGCTTTGCCGTCGTCGGCTTCGGTGCCGGCGCGGTCTGCACGTTGGCGATCGCGTCGAACATCGGGTCCAGTTGGTCGTCGTGCGCGCCACCAGGGAACGATGATGCCTCAGCCAGCAGGTCGGACAGCCAGGACGCATCCTGCGGCAACAGCACGTTGCCGCTCTCGATGAAGGGCGCCGCATCGTAGCCGCGCGACAGCTTGTCCTTGCTGCGCTGGACCGGGATGATCGGGATGCTCTCGCGGCGCAGGGTCTGGATCAGGCCGGTGCCGCTCACCTTGTCCTCGACCATCATGGCGCGCAGCGGAGCGCCGTCGGTGGCCCTGTGCTTGTGCCAGAACGCGCGCGCCTGCACCACCAACTCGGGCGCCTCCCACTTGCCGCGCACCTGGTCAATCAGCACGGCCTCGCCGGTGATCGAGCGGCCCCAGCACTGGAACACGGAATAGTCGTTCTCCTCGCCGGTCTTCTGCGCCGTGTCGGCGTGGATCGTGCGGAACTCCAGGCGGGGCAGGGCGGTGTAGTAGCGGAACCACGCTTCCTTGATGATGCCGCCGCCGCGCGGCGCCGGGCGCTGCTGCAGCTGGCCGGCCGTGCCGTACGAACCCAGCGTGCGCTCCAACTCCTGCACCTGGGCCTCGCCGAAGCGCTCGGAGAACATCAGCTCGCCTTCCTTCTGGCGCGGGTCGACCCAGCCGATCGACGTCATGCAGCGCCGGCCCGGCTCGAAGCGCATCGGGATGCACAGGTGCTCATACGGCAGGCCCATGTCCTTGATGACGCCCGAGACGTCCTTCTCGTTCAGCCTCTGCATGACGACCACGATGGCCGACTGGTCGTTGTTGACGCGGGTGGGCAGGGTCTCGGTGAAGGCGAGGCGCGCTTCCTCCAGTGCGGCCGGCGAGTTCGCATTGTCGGCGCTGATCGGGTCATCGAGGATCACGCGGTCGCCGCGCACGCCGGTCATGGACGTGAAGGCGCGCGCCTGGCGGAAGCCCTTCTTCGTGTTGCCGAACTCGCGCTTGCCGTTCAGGTCGGCCGCCATCTCGATCTTCCACAGGCGCTGGTACCAGTCGGAGGTGATCAGGTCGCGGCACTTGCGGTTATCGCGGATCGCCAGCGTCTCTTCGTGCGCGGTGCCGACGAAGCGCATCTCGGGCATGCCACGCGGGCCCCATTCCCAGGCCGGCCAGATCACGCCGGTCAGGAGCGACTTCATCGAGCCCGGCGGCACGTTCATGAGCAAGCGCTTGATCTGGCCGTTCGTCACCGCTTCCAGGTGCAGGCAGATGGCATCCAGCGCCCAACCCCATTTCAGCTCGGCGGCCGGCTCCAGCACGTGCCAGGCGCGCTGGGCGAAGTGGGCCAGGGAGCGCCGGCACAGCTCGCGCTCGACGTTCAGCAGGTCAGCGTCGTTCAGCTGCATCTTTGGCCGCCAGGATCTCGGCCAGGGCCGCGGTGGAGAGGTTGGCCACGTCGAGCGTTGCCTTCGACTGGATCGGCCCGCCACCGTCGCCGGTCAGCTGCATCTTGTTGCCGTACTTGCGCGGCTTCATGCGCTGGGCTTGCTCGACGCGCGCGTGGATCCGCAGCTTGGCCTTGCGGATCGAGTCGGCGTCGGCCTTGCAGTTGTCGGCGATGTCCACAATCTCGTCGATCATGACGTCGGTGCGCTCGTCCGTTGCCGTTTCGTACATCTTCTGGAACTCGACGTGCTCGGCCAGCCAGCGGAAAACAGTCGCCTTGCTGGGCATGCCGTCCTTCTTGCAGACGGAACGCAGGGTGCCGCCGTCTGCGATGGCGGCGCAGAACTTTGCGGCGAGCTCGGGGGTGTAGGTGGACGTGGACATGCCGTAATGATGCCACCAATCAACGTTCTTGCGGAAGAGTTACCGCCTCGACCAAGGTCTGCACGCTGGCCTGTGCAGCACGGAAGGCATCGACGAACTGTACGGACGGCCGCATGGCAATGCCGAGGCGGCGGCCAACCTGGTCGGGCGTCTCCTGCTTGACGTAGCACCACCACAACAGCGAGCGCTGCAGGGTGGGTAGCGCCGGCATGGCCTGCTCCAGCAGCTGGGCGTCGGCGTGGTCGAATGCGCGCCGGCCTTGCTGCTGGCCGGCGCCGCGGTGCTGCTGGAACAGCCGCGCCCAGTTCTCCAGGCGCGAGCCGATGTCGCGGCGCTCGGTCAAGGCTGCACCTCCTCCGGCTGCAGCTCCACCATACCCACGCGGATGAAGCGGCCGGCGGCCCAGCCGAAGGGCACCGAGGCGGCGATCCAGAGGGCGAAGCAGGCGAGCGCGGTGCTCACGCTGCCTCCCGCACCAGTTGCACACCCTCCAGCTGCTGCGCCAGCGACAGGATCGCCAGCGCATCCGCCTCGTTGTTGTCCTTCGGTCGGAAGCCCTTGGCGCGCGCGGTCTCGCACATGGCGGCCTTGTCGGCGTTGCCCTTGCCGGTCCAGTGCTTCTTCACGACGCCGACGCCGACCGGGCGCAGCGGCACATTGTTCGCCGCGCACCACATCTCCAGGCAGGCCAGGAAGCCGCCGTACACGTGTGCCGCCAGCGTGCCGGCGTGCTGCTTCACGTCCTCGAAGTAGACGACGTGGATCTCGCCGGCCTGCTGCCGCTGCTCGTTGAGGAAGGCGCGGAACTTCAGCCAGCGCTGGCCGGCGGCTTCCATGCGGCGGACGGCGAAGGATTCGCTGCCGCTGGCAACGATGCCGGCGCGCGAGCTGCGGGCCCAGCCGGTTTGGGTCCCAATATCAATCGCAAGGATGTTCATGCGCGCTCCCGGTTCAGGCACTGGAACTCGGCGGCCACCTGCTGGCCGGTCAGGATCAGGGACGACACCGGCTTCAGCTCGGCGCGCAGGGCGGCGATCTCCTCGCGCAGGGCCGCGACCTCGCTGGCCAGGCCGGGCTCGGGGCGCTCCATCATCGCGCGGATCGCGGAAAAGTCGCGCGGCGGATGCTCTTGGGGTTTGTCGTGTGGCGACGGCATAGTTTCTCCTTGTCGTTGTTGTGCCGCCCGGCGGCCGGGCGGGGTGGTGGTCAGGCTGCGGCGCTGGCGTTGCCCTCGATGTGCGCCTGGTACGCTGCTGCCGCCTTCAGCACATCGCTGTAGCCGGACAGCCCAGGCGTGCGCAAAGCCATCTCGAGAACGCCAGCGCGGAGGCGATGAGCATCTGCGGCGCGATCGCCGGCGACGGCCAGCTGCTTTGCGTCGTGCTCACGGTCTGCCGCCTTCTTCGCCTGCTCGACCTGGTACGGCATCCACTGGGCGTAGAACCCTTCCTCGGGCACATCCTCGCCCTCTTGGAGGAGCGGCACCATGCTGATCGCGTGCGGCGTACCGACGGCATCGAACACGGTAAGGTTGACTATGTCGACCGGATGCCCCGGCAGGACGGCAGCAACGATGGCTGCCAGCGGCTCGCCTGGCACGGGCTTCGAGAAGTCAGGCGAGGCTGCGCCGATGGGCGGGTGGAACCAGACGACGCGGCCGACGGTGGGTTTGATGGTGGTGCTCATGTTGCCCTTTCAGGTTGGTGCTGCGGTTGGTGCGCTCGCGCGCGAAATGGTCTCGTCAGGCCTGCGGCTCCAGCTCCCTGACCATGCTCCGCAGCACGATCAGGTCCATCTGCTGCTTCAGCTCGGCCACGCGCTGTGCATGCGCCGCCATCAGCGAGGTCTCCTGCTCGGTGCGCGGCTCGATGTGGTCGTGGTCATTCATGGGCAAGTGCCTCCTGTGCGAATTGAACTTGGGTCGGCGTCACCTTCTCGCCGGCTGCTGCGCGTGCCAGGAGCTTCCGCGCCCAGGCCTTCGGGTCAGTGCTGGCTGGCTTGTGCAGGACCTGGCCGATCAGCTGTGCAATCGCGGCCTTGGCCTTCGCGCTGGTGGTGGTCGACTTGCCGGGCGCGGTCAGGACCAGCATCGGCGCCGGGATCGCTTCCCACTCGGCCTTCGCCAGTTGCTGCTGTAGCGCGATTTCCCAGCGCGCTCTCACGGCGCTATAGGCCTGCTCGCGCAGCTCGGTGGGCATGGTCATGGCGGCGTGGTAGATCGCCGGATGCGACCAGGTGCCGTGCTCGCCGGCGAAGCGGGCCTGGACGCCGGCCACCGCCTCGTAGTACGCGCGCATCGGGTCGACCTGCGGCCGGCAGGCCTGCACGAACTCGGCGCAGCTGGGCGGCCAGGCGAAGCGCTTGCGGCATTCGCGCAGGCCGACCTTGACGTCGTTCGGCGTGATGCCTTCCTCCTCGAAGCACTCGACCCAGCTCTCGGCCCAGTTGTCGATCGCCTGCTGGTCGGCGAAGTTGCTGCGCCACTTGTGCGGGTAGGCACCGTCCAGGCGGTTGTAGAGGTGGTCGATCATCGAAATGCCCAAGGCTTCGACGGGCTCGAACCACTGCGAGTACGGACGCGTGCTGGGCGACGGCGGCAGGTTCTGCGGGATGGACAGGTCGGTCATGGCTTGATCCGGTTGCGGTTGACGTAGGCGGTGGGATTGAACTTCTCGACTGGTGCGTAAGCGTGGCCGTTCGCCTGCTGCGGTTGGGTGGCGCCGGTGGCGTTAAGGGTTGCGGCTTCCTTGGCCCAGCGCTCGACGATCGAGAGCACGTAGGCCGGCGGGATCGATTCGTTCGGCTTGGCCTTTTTCGCGGCTTCGCAGGCAGCACGCATGGTCTCGACGCTGACGCCCTGGTCGGCGAGCGCGATCAGGCGCAGATCGCCCGGGTTACCGTTGATGCCGAAGGCGCGCATGGCTTGGCTCAGCAGGCCGACAGGCGTAGGCTCGACACCTTCGGGCGCCCCCAACTCCGGTTGAGTAGACGCGCGGTCTCCTAAGGTTTGGGTCTGGTGTCTGGTGTCTGGTGTCTGGTGAGCATTGCCTTCGGAATGCGTTCGCATATCCGGCGCATCATGCGTTTGTGATGCGTTCGCATCCTTTTTGCTCTTGTTCCAGCGTGCATCCGCAGATGCCTTGGCCTTGCGCTGCTTCTCCTGGTACCGCTCGATTTCGGCCTTGATGCGCTTCTGTTCGTAGCCTTCGGTGGTCAGCGTGAAGAAGGTCTCCAGCACGAAGTCGACAGCCTCGCGCTCGGCGGAGGAGGATGCGCGGGCGAGCCGGTAGACCATCTTCTTATCGGCCGGCAGCGCGCGCTCGGTCTGATACATCTGGTCCATCAGGCGGTTGTACGCGCCGTCTTCCAGCATGGTCAGCATGACCGTGTCGCGGATGTAGTCGCCGATGTGTTTTTCGAAGTAGTTCATGGGGCCACCAGTCCGAACAGGCCCGTTCGATCGAGCGCGCGCGAGGCTGCAGGGTTCAGCCACAGGCATTCGGTGCGCATCGCGGTGCCGCGGGCAGCCGAGATCCTGGCCTCGGTGCTGGCCATGGCCCAGCCCTGCAGAGCACCCAGGTACATCGCGCTCGAGTAACCACTCAACACAACCATGCCTTTGACGGCGAGCAGCTTGTCCAGCAGCTGGACGTGGTCGTCGTCCTTCATCTCGCAGTCATAGTAGCGGCCGTGGCGCGCGCCGACGTTGCGGGTGTCCATCACGTAGGGCGGGTCGACGTAGAACAGCGTGTCCTCGGCGTCGTGCTGCTCGATGATGTTCAGGGCCGGGCGGTTCTCGATCATGACGCCGGAGAGGCGTGCGCATACTCGAGCGAGCGATTCCGGAAAGCGCGCCCACAGCTGTTGCGCGGTGCCGTGCTTGCGCCGGGTGTCGACGCGGAAGCCGGTCGTGCCCTTCGTGGCGCCGGCCGAACCGAAACCCATTTCGGCGCGAACCAGGGTGCGGCGCGCGCGTTCGATCGGGTCGTCGGTCGGTTCGTAGGCGGCGTCGAACTCGTCGCGGGCGTAGGGCGTGAGCAGCAGCTGGGCGATCAGGCTTTCACACTGGTCCCGATCGCGCAACACGCGGAACACGTTCACGATGTCGCCGTCCAGGTCGTTGTAGACCTCGGCGTAGGCGCGATCCTTCTGAATCAGGACGCCGGCTGCGCCGCCGAAGGGCTCGATGTAGCATCGGTGCGGCGGGAAGTGCTTGATGACCCACGGCGCCAGGCGAAACTTGCCGCCGTGGTAGCGCAGCACCGGGCGGGTAGGCGCTTCGATCCTGCTCAACCCCAACCCCGCAGCCGCGTCAACATCAACAGCGGCGGCCGGCGCAGAATCAATGCTGGGGGAGCGCATACCCGTCGATCCGGGCGAAAAAAAAGTGTTCACGCTGCGGCCCTCCCGAGCGCCTGGGCCAGCTGGTCAGCGGCCCAGGCGCGGTCCTGCTGTTCTTCCAGGCGCGCGACCTCGCACTGATCCCACTCGTCCTGCCAGTCGGCGATCGCGGGCGAACCCTCGTTCATGTGGTGGTCGTCGCGGCCGGCGCCGCGTTTGTGCGCGGCCCGGGCCTTGGCGCGGATGGCGTCGCGCGAGATTACGGGTTGGTCCATGAGGCAATTTCCTTTTTGCAAGCTTTGGGGCGCGAGAAAGCCGCCCCGTGTTCGTGAGCGATCAGGCCTGGCTGGCCTGGGCAGCAGGCGCCGCGCCGGACATGAAGCGATCCGGGTACAGGATTTCCATCTCGCTGATCTCGTTGCCGAAGTGCTTCGCCAGCTTCTCGGCGAGCTCGGTTGACGCCTTCTGTTCACCGCGTTCGATGCGCGACAGGTTGCCCTGGTCGGTGGACACCGCACGGGAAACTTCAACGATGGTCTGACCCTTGCGCTCGCGGATCTGACGAAGAGGTGTTTTCATAGGTTCGGCCCGTAAAATTAATTTGCGTGTAGCGCATATTACGCCCGAGCTCGGTTATGCGCAATACGCTTTGCGTGATCCGCATTAAAAAGACACTATGGCTGAATGACTGTAGGAACCAACATTCGAGCTCTCCGCAAGGAGAAAGGGGTCACCCTCAACCAGCTGGCGGCCGAGATCGGAAGCGATGTCGGCAACCTGTCCCGCCTGGAGCGAGGGGTGCAGGGCTATACCGACGCGTTGCTGAAAAAGATTGCGGATGTACTGCGCGTCCCGGTCGCAGCGTTCTTTGCCGAGGATGAGGCGCACCGCAGGGCGATACTGTCGATGGAGTCCGTGCCGATCCGGATCGTTGACGAGGACGACCCGGAGTTTGTGAAAATACCGAAGGTGAAATTGCGTTTATCAGCTGGGATTCAGGGGTTTCAAACCGAGCCGGAAACTTATGATGGCTCAACCGTATCAGTGCATCAGGATTGGATTACCAGAAATGGATTCAATCGGGAAAACTTAATGGCGCTTCGGGTAAAGGGCGAAAGCATGGAGCCAGCCCTTTATGAAAATGATTTGGTGATTATTAATCTGGCCGATAAGCGAATGGTTGATGGCCAGGTCTACGCATTCAATTACGAGGGAGAGGCGGTGATTAAGCGCCTTG